ACGGCGGTGATTGACACGATGGATTCGAGCGACCAACCACTTGCGACGTCAATTGTTGTTTTTTTTCTTTAGAACTCGAGAGTATTGAAAATGCGATTAAAACGGTGGTTCGAGAACACCACTGGACACCACAAAAAATTGAAAGTCTGTATCTCGATGATGCAGACTTTTTTGGTTTAATATATTGGTTTAACGACATTAGAGAGGTCAACGAAGAATTAAAAAACCCGAAAAAAACGGAATAATAAAATGGGAAAAACGCTTACAATACCAACAATATTTTCTGCCGTTGATAAATTTTCGGGACCCGTCAATAAAATGGCGAAAAACACGAATTCGGCGTTTTCTAAAATGGACCGCCAAATGCGGAAAATTGAAAAACGTGCTTTCAAAACATCACGTCAAGCGGCGGGTGTTGGAATTGCAATTGCAGCACCATTGGGATTGATGGCAAATGAAGCCGTGAAATTCGAGGAAAAAATGTCCAATGTTGCGACATTGGTTGACACCACGAATGAATCGATGGAAAAAATGGGTGAGGAGGTTTTGACGTTATCGAAAAAACTCCCGGTTCCGATTGAAGAATTGACAGAATCATTATATGATGTGCGTTCGGCAGGAATTGCTGCCGAGGATTCAATGGCAACGTTGGAAGCGTCATCAAAATTGGCAGTTGGTGGATTGGGAACGGTTCAAGAGGCGACGAACATCACAACGTCTGCTTTGAATGCATTCGAATCCGAGGGATTAAATGCGGCACAAACAACGGACATTTTATTTAAAACGGTTAAAGCGGGTAAAACCACAATTGGTGAATTATCACAAGCATTTGGTTCAACCGCACCAATTATTCAATCTGCGGGTGTGAAATTAGATGATTTCTCGGCTGCAACGGCAGCATTGACCACATTGGGAACACCTGCGGCACAAGCGCAAAATCAAATCCGGGCATCGATTACGTCGTTGCAAAAACCATCTAAGGACATGGAGAAAGTGTTCAAAAAATTAGGTGTTACAACGGATAAAGAATTGATTCAAAAATTCGGCGGTTTGGTTGGCGGTTATGAAGCGGTGATTGATGCATCATCCGAATTGGGATTGAATCAAGCGAAAGTATTCCGTTCAACCGAAGCTTTGGCGGCGGTTACATCATTAACCGGGGCAACAAATGAGGCTTACGTTGACACATTGGCGTCAATGCGGGACGGAACAAACGAATTGGACAAAGCCTTCGATAAACAATCTAAAACGGCTAAGGGAACCATGCAAATCGCCAAAAACAATTTCCAAGGATTGGCGATAACACTCGGAAACGTATTGATTCCAATAATTTCCGATTTGATGGCGGTCGTGACACCGATGATTGAACGATTTGCGACGTGGGCTCGTAACAACAAAGGAACGGTTCGAACGATTTTAAAGGTTGCCGCCGCAATTGGTGGGTTGGCGTTTGCGATTTCGGGAATTTCGGGTGCAATTGGTTTCGCTGCCAAAGCAATGCGAATTTTAAACATCGTAATGAATTTGAATCCGGTGGTGTTATTAACCGCAGGAATTGTTGCGTTGGGAACCGCATTGTATGTTGCAACGGATGGATTTCAGTTCCTATCTGCGGCACAAAAAGTGAACAACGAAGTTTCCCAACGTGCATTGGACAAAACGATTGACCAACGAACGGAAATCACGATTTTATTCAAGGCGTTGAGAAAAGCCGAAGTTGGAACGGAAGCATATGCATCTGTTTTGACAAAAATCGAGCAGATTTCACCGGGAATCACGGCACAATATAACCTCCAAGCGGGTGCATTGAAAGACATCAACGCGGCGGAAAAAGAATTGACCGCATCAATCATGAAACGTGCGGAAGTTGAGGCACGTGCGGAAATATTGAAAGAAAAAACAAAAGAACGAATCCGAAAAGAACAAGAGGGACCGTCGGGGTTCATGGCGTTTGCGCAAGATTTCGGTTTAGCGGGGGGACCAGCATTGCAACAAATGACGCACCAACAAGAATTGAGAAACCTAGACGTTCAAACAAATGTTTTGGCGGAACAGGTTGCACAAGACCAATTGGACGCGATAAACACGAAGAAAACCGAACAAGGCGTGTTGCAGGAAACAATCACGGAATCGAAAGAAAACGTGACGGTTGATTTTATTAATATGCCGGATTGGATGAACATAAATAAATCTGCGGGAGCGAATATATCGACGCCCGGATTATCAACAACAAATGGACAATAAACGATGGCAGATTTAAAAATGATAGAGACGTTTGATGGTGGTGACATTCTTTTGAATGGAAATGACCTTTGTGTGATTAACGGTTTTCAAAACATGCCTTATTTGGGAATGTTTGGTGGAAACATCTTTGAATCCACCGACGAATTCAACGTGAACGAACAACGTTTTGATTTTTGGGGCAATGAATTGTTGATGTTGAACGATTACGTGATTCAATTCAATTCGGAAACGGAGAGATTGTTCAACGAGGTTGCATTGAATAGTTCGGGACGTTTATTGATTGAACAAACAATCACGGAAGATTTGAAATTCATGACCGAATTTTCAACGGTTACGGTTTCGGCATCAATCATTTCAGATGATAGAATTGAAATAAATATTAAAATACAGGAACCAAATAATCTTGAATCTAATGAATTTACGTATATTTGGGATTCTACAAAACAGGAATTGTCGGGCGGTCCATGTGCATCGGGAGGTGGAAATGGTGTCGCATTAGATTATCCACTAAATTTTGAGTTGTAATGGCAAAAATTAATTTTGATGACAAAGTAAGTGTTCGGATATCAGGTCTCCCGGATATAAACACCGTAAGAGCGGCGGACTTAAACGAAATAAAAGCATCAGTCAATTGGTTGTATGACAACCCATCGGCATCTGGAACCCTTCAAGAAACAATGGAATCGGGTTCAATTGCAATTGGAATAACAACGGGAATGACCGTTTTGACCGAAGACTCGTCAATAACATTTGAAAGCGCGGATGTTACGGGTGGAAACTCAATTTCAACACTTGATTTATATGCCCAAAATACGGGTGCGGTTTATGCTTCACTTAGAATTGAAGATGATGGCGCAAATGTAACAGAATTAAATTTCACCTCACCGAGTGATGGTGTTGGAACATTCACTTTCACCGATGAAATCACATCAAAAGGTATGGTTTATGGTGGTGATTATTCCCCGCAATTTACACATGAATCGTTAACTACTAAGCGATATGACGATAACCACATAGGAGGTCAAAACGTAAATGCTTTAATCCCAACACCAACCGCAACAGAAGACGGTTACTCAATTACTTGGGATGATGGTGCGGGACAATACACACTTTCCGCCGGTGGTGGAGGTGGTGGCAACACTCTTTATACTGCTGACGATACTATTACTGGAGGAGATAGAAAAGTAACACAATCGGGCAATTATGTTTGGTTTGAAGGTGGAGATTTTCATGTTGGAAACGCTACAGGAAACGGAGTGTTTAATGTTGACGGAGGAACAACTTCAACTGGTATACTACATTATAAAAGAGATAAAGATGCGGGAGTTGGTTTGAATGGTTTTGATTTTTTGGTTAATCCAAGAGGCGCAGAGGAAAGAACAATACGAACAAATGGGACTGCATTTAGAATTAATAACGAATGGACTATTGGTGACAATAGAAAATCATTTGATTTCATTGCAAGTGTAAATAATAATTATTTCAGTATATTTCAATCAACAAACGGAACTACTGAAAATGTAAGGATTGGCGAAATTGGTTCGTGGTGGAATCCAAGAAATACAACTGCTTTTGGTTTTGCGTTTGGACATACCAGCCCATTAGCTGGAACGGTTCATTTAGATAATTTAGATTTAAAAGTTGAAGGTGATGCAGATGCGAATTTGTTGGTTACAGATTTTAGCACAAACCAACTTTCAATCGGTTCAACACCTTATGCAAACGTAAAAGCATCTATTACAAACGCTGAAGGTGTTGCAACTACATTTGTTGTTTTAAATCAAGCAACCAACAAAAACTTCCAAGTAATGGAAACGGGCGTTGTTTCTACGAATGGTCAATTATCTATCGGAATGGGAACGGCACCGGCATCAACTTCTGACCTTATAATGAATGGAGATTTTGAACAACAAACTACAAATTGGCATTATTTCGGTGACCCTTCTACTGACGGAACTTATAGAATGGGAGCTGATGGATTAGGAAATTTGGTAATAGAAGAAAGAATTGCAGGAGTTTGGACAAACTTACAAACGTGGTAATAAAATTAATAAAAATTAATAAAAATGAAATTAGTTAGCAATATAGATTTAACATATTCTTTCGGGGATGTAAACGGAAACACTGAAAACGGCATTGTTGAGATGTTTCTTCTTGGACGTGCTGGGAAAGACAAGGAAGGAAACAAAAACTTTGTCTATGCTTATAAGACACCTGAGGGGGTTGTTATAAAGTCTGGATGGATGAAAGATTCAATAACTCCTGAAGAAGCAGATGCCTTATACGCAGCAGTTAAAGCAAACTTACCCGACATTAATGTTGTTGGTCTAACTGCATGGACAAATGCTTTAGATATTGAAGCCGCAAGGGTGAAAATGGCTACTACTTTTGAAGTAACTGTTGGAGACATTGACATTGTTGAATAAAATAATAAAAAAACAAAAATGAAAAACGCAGCAGAAAAAAAACCGGAACAAACGAAACCAACAGTTGAGGAAATTGACGGAATCAAGAAAAACTTACAAAGTGTATTTGCAAATCATATGTCGTACATTGTTCGAGAAAATCCGCGTGACGAAAATCAACAAATGGCAACAATTAATTTGCGACACAAAGTGAACGAATTGTTGGACATGTTGATTGATGAGAAAAAAAATTAAGAATTAATTATTTGATATGATAACCATTCCAACAATATCACAATTATATACCGACATAATCGCCGACTTAGAGGCTGAGTTTTCGGTGACAATTCCAACCGTTGGACCGAGTTTTCTCCGTGCAATGGCAACCGTTCAAGCGGGAAAATTATATTTGTATTATTTAGCAATCGGAAAATTGCAAAAAAATATATTTGCCGACACAGCGGATTCTGAATCGATTGGTGGAACGTTGGAGCGTTTTGGAAGGGTTAAACTAGGACGGAACCCATTCCCGTCAACGGCGGGTTCATACACGGTCCAAGTGACGGGTTCGATTGGGGCAACAATTCCCGCATCAACAACGTTCAAATCAAACGATGATTCGTTGCATCCGGGAATTTTATTTGTTTTAGATGTTGCCTACGTTTTAGTTGCAACAACCGACACCATCACATTGCGTTGTTTGACACCGGGATTGGAGGGGCAATTGTCGATTGCGGACAAACTAACGGTGACGGCACCCGTTCCATTAGTGGATGCGGAAGCATCGGTGACGGTCGAATTGATTGAACCGATTGCGGCGGAAGATATTGAGGACTATCGAAGAAAAGTTTTAGACGCTTTTAGGTTGGAACCACAAGGCGGTGCGGGGTCAGATTACAGAATCTGGGCTTCGGATGCACAGGGGGTTGAACAATCATATCCATACGCAACGACGGGTGCGGCGAATGAAGTTGATTTGTATGTTGAGGCAACATTGGTTGATTCGATTGATGGCGAGGGAACACCTTCTGCAGCTATATTAACGGCGGTCGAGGATGCGATTGAGGACCCAACGGTTGACCGTCCATCACGGAAACCATTGGCTGTTTTTGCGGTCAACTATTTACCAATAACGGTGAAACAAATTGAAATCAACATTGCGGGATTTGTCGGAATTACGGCGTCGATACAAACGGCAATATTCAATGCGATTGAAGCAGAATTGGCAACCGTTCGACCATTCGTTTCGTCAATTGATATATTGGCGGATAAAAACGATATTTTCGACGTGAATAAAATCATTGCGTTGATATTGGAGGCGAATCCGGGAAGCACATTTGGAACGGTGACATTGGAGGTTGACACGGTTCCCGTTTCAACGTTTCAATTTTTAAATGGAGATATACCACATCTTGATGCAATAACTTATGTCTAAAATAATAAGCGATATAACAAAATTAACGCGTCAATTATATCCACGCGGACGAGCATTCAATGTCCCGGTTGATTCTAATATTGAAAAATTTCATATTGGAATTGGACGCGAGGAAGTGAACGCATACAATGACGCGTTTTCCATTTTGGATGTCATATTGGCTGACAATGCAAATTTCACGGCTGATGATGCGACGGATTGGGAGGTTCGTTTGGGGTTAATCACGAACCCATTGGTTCCGTTGGCTGACCGAATGGCGGCGATACTAAGGAAATATAATCATCCGGGTGACATTCCAGCGCGTCAATCATGGGATTATTTACAACAATCGTTGCAAGATGCCGGGTTTGATGTTTACGTTCACGAGAACATCCCGGAACAATCATTGATTTCGGTTTTGGCATTGAATCCAACCGTTGTTCAATTAGGGCAACAACAAATGGGAAATTTCAATTTGACAAATGCCGAAACATATTTTTCGGGATTGTTTGAAACGTTTCAATTGGGACAAGCACAAATGGGACAAGCACAATTGGGGAAATCGTTTTTCACGCAAAAGGTGGTGAATCATATTGACCCCGCATTGGATTTGTATTTTGACATTGGAGGGAATTACCGAAGCACATTTTTCATCGGTGGTGTAAATTTGGGAGAATTTGCGGATGTTGATGTGAATCGAAAGGATGAATTTAGACAACTAATATTGAAAATAAAACCGACACAAAGTGTCGCGTATAATCTTATAAATTATATTTAGCCATGATTAAAACAGTAAATAAAACAAATGTGAATCCGGTGGATGCGTCATATCCATATGCGGATGTGAAAAATGACACGGGTTCAAATGACGGAACACCGGTTGACCGTGAGTTGTTAGCGGATTATGTTCAATTTTTTGAACGATTGGCAGCATTGTCAGGAATCACAATAAATGATTTGCCGGATAACGACACGAACGGGTTCCAATTATACGAGGCTTTGTTAGCGGTTACAAAACCGCGTCCATACAAGGTGCATTCCGCATTGATTAGTCAAGTAGGAGCAGCGGCACCAACGGAGGATGCAATTTTGGAAACGGAATTGTCAGGTTCGATAGTTTGGGTGAGAACGGGTGTTGGAACATACTCGGGAACATTAGTGAACGAATGGACGTCATTGAAAACGTGGTTCAAACCACCAACGGTGACGGCTATCGGAGCGGAGGTTCACATGTTGAGAATTTCGGATGATGTTATTGAAATCAGAACATTTGCGGGTGGTATTGCGGCTGATGACGTATTGAATTTTGCAGTACCGGGAAGTTTTGAAATACGTGTGTACGATTAATGTCGTTACAATTTAACATCAACGCGTCCGAGGTTGTTCATTTCACGAACAAATTGGAAAAGCTACCAAGAACGGCTTTACCAAATGCGGTTCGTGGAACACTTAATTCATTGGCGTTTGATGTTAAAAAAGACACGATGTTGAAACAATCGAAACGTTTCATCAATAGGGATAAGAATTTTTTCAAAGCGAATTCACGTGTCGAAATGGCACGTGGAAATTCGGTTGAATCAATGGAGTCGAAAATTGGATTTTTGGCAACAGGGAAAACGAAAAACAACAAGGCGGTTGATGAATTGGAACAACAAGAACATGGCGGAAAAATCAACGACCGTTCATTGATTCCATTAAAATCTGCTCGTGTTTCAAAATCCGGGCGTCGAAAGGTTGCGCCACGAAATAGATTGTCACGATTAAATATCCGAACCGTTGTGAAAACATCGGATGCCCCCGGCAAAACATCTGCGGTTCGATTTCGTCAAACGATTATCATGGTCGGGAAAGGCGGAGTGTTTCAATCGACATGGAAAGGGAGGAATATTGTTTGGCGTGTTAATTCATTAAATCGTTCAAGCAATGGGCGTTTTAAATTAACTGCGTTATATTCGTACAAACGAGGTCGAACGGTGAACATTTCACGCGCGACCCATTTCATGGAAAAAGCGACGGCGAAAACGATGTTGAAGGCGAATGACATATTTGAAAAAGAAGCGAAACGACAATTTGAAAAACATTTGGCATAATGAGTTGGGTTGAAAGAATACAGTCAGATATTAGAATCACAACGGGTGATGGTGCGGTTTACGAACCGCTTTATATGATTACGGAGAAATCTGTGGAATACAACATTGCGACGTTTGAATTTCCAAACATTGAGGGAACATTGGTGAAACGTGGAACTCCTAAGGG